ACACAAAAACGTTTATCAAATTCAGGTACATACTATCCATTAGTTAGTATTAGGTTGAATTCTAGTAGATTAGATAGTATTGTTTTACCTAGACAAATTGATATTTTGAGTCCAAGCGTTAACTATTATCGTTGGGTATTATTACAAAACCCAACACTAACTGGAGCCACATGGGCAACTACTAGTCCAACTGGCACGGTAGATATTGACTTAGCGGCCACTGCTGTATCAGGTGGCGTAGAAATACAATCGGGGTATGCTTCTGCTAGAGAACTTTCTTTATTAAGTGCAGTAGACTATTTTCAGTTCCAATTAGGAAGAACACTAGCAGGAGTTAGTGATGTTGTTACATTAGCGATTGCCGCAACAGCAAACAATGCTGATGTACTAGGTGAATTAGGTTGGCAAGAATTAACTTAATTGGTTAATACCCAAATAAATACTTGCTATGAGTAAACCACTTAGCAATGCGCCATCCTTAATTAAGGATCCGTACAAAAAGACTGAATTCAAAAATGAGAAAGAGCTACAGGACTTTGTAAAGTGCTGTGATCCTAACACTGGTTATCTATACTTCATGGATAACTTCTTTATGATTCAACACCCTACTAAGGGTTCAATGAATTATCATCCTTGGCCTTATCAACAACGTTTGATCGATACATACCACAGATATCGTTACTCAATTAGCTTGATGCCTCGACAATCAGGTAAGTCTACTTCGGCCGCAGGTTATCTATTATGGTATGCGATGTTTGTTCCTGACAGTACGATATTAGTTGCGGCACACAAATATACAGGTGCTCAGGAAATTATGCAACGTATTCGTTACGCATATGAGAACTGCCCAGATCATATTAAAGCTGGTGTCACCACATACAACAAAGGCTCGTTAGACTTTGAGAACGGATCTCGCATAGTATCAGCAACAACGACTGAAAACACAGGTCGTGGTATGTCTATTACATTACTATATCTAGACGAATTTGCGTTCGTTAGACCAAGTATCGCTAAAGAATTCTGGACAGCTATTACTCCCACATTGTCAACTGGTGGTAAAGCGATTATCACAAGTACTCCCAACAGTGACGAAGACCAATTCGCATTGATTTGGAAGGGTGCTAACAAAACAGAAGATGAGTTTGGAAACACTACGGAACTAGGTGTGAATGGTTTCAGAAGCTATCGTGCTTACTGGAATGAACAGCCCGGAAGAGACCAGAAGTGGGCTGACGAAATGAAAGCTCAGTTGGGTGAAGATCGTTTCAATCGAGAGATTGGTTGTGAATTCATTATTGCTGATGAAACACTTATCAACCCAAACACATTGATTATGATGGATGGTATGGAACCCATCAGTCGTATGGGACAAGTTCGCTGGTATGAGAAACCCAAGAAGGGAAATATCTATTGTGTGGGGTTGGATCCTAGTTTAGGTACAGGTGGCGACCCAGCCGCAATTCAAATATTCGAAGCAAACACAACCACACAAGTAGGTGAATGGAAGCACAATAAGACAGATATCCCTAGTCAAATCAAGTTACTAGCACAAATAAACAAATACATAGCAGACTGTACCGGGGAACCTAACAATATCTATTATTCTATCGAATGTAACGGAATAGGGGAGGCCGCAATCGTATCATTGAATGAGTACGGTGAAACTGGCATACCGGGTATATTCATCAGTGAGGTCGGTAAAGGTCGTAGAGGATTTAACACAACAAATAAGAGTAAGTTAGCTAGCTGTGCTAAGTTCAAAACTCTAGTTGAAAGTAAGAAAATGACCATAAATAGTCGTAGTCTTATAAGCGAATTAAAAGCGTTTGTTGCTAATGGTGGCAGTTATGCCGCAAAAATAGGCGACACTGACGACTTGATTATGGCTAGTCTCTTGGTAACTAGAATGTTACAGCAATTAAGCGACTATCACTTAGATTTAGAGAACCAAATCCGAGACCATGAAGAATTTGTTGCTCCTTTACCCTTCTTTGCTGTGATAAGTTGATAAATACTTTATGTCCAAGAATTCTGAATCACTAAACCGTAGCTTATACGATCTATTACGAGGTAAAGGCTACAAACCAAAAATGCTAACTACTGCTGGTAAGGCTAGCCCTGTACCGGAAGATGCTAGCGTATTCCTATTTAACTTTGTCAAAGACGGAACTGACTATGGTCAAGTATCTGTTTCTATAGACGGTTCCAAAAAATTAATCGTTTATTTTGATGATGAGGTAGAAAATAGTCCTAGCACAAATACATCAGGAACTGACGTAAGTGATAGCTGGTCTTCACTAGTACAACATTTAAGTCAATGGCGTTTTAGAAACGGTCTAAGAAGTTTCGAATTAAAGAATCAAGATCACTTGGAATCAGACATGGCACAAAGGGAATATATGAGAAAGAAAGAAAGCGTATCCGAAGGTTATCACCCAATGGGTAAACAAGCTAGTTATAATGACAATGTTAACAATGCTAAAATTATTATTCAACACAGTCGTAAACTAGAAGAAGGCGAACAACGTTATCGTAATATCGCACGTATTTTCGTAGAAAATGCGAACGGAGAACGTTTCTTACTACCAACAACTAAGCCTGGCATCGCTCAAGTATATGCCCGTCATATTGCTGAAGGTGGTACACCTTATGATGACAGAGCCCAACATATCAATAGCTTAGTAGAAGAACATACTAAGATGGCTGGATTCGTTCGTGCTACACGTAACGGTCAGTTCAACGAATCTACTCAGAGATTGGTACAAGAAGGTATCAACCATTACCAATCATTACGTGAATGCTTAGGTAAAATGAGAACGCACCGTGGTTACCAAGCATACTTTGAATCATGGACTCCATCATTGATGGAAGACGAATTAGATGAATCAGTAAACGAATTGTTCGTACAAGAGACTATGGATCCACGTATTCAATCTGTATTACCTATTCTTTCTAAATTACAAAAGAACATTAGCGAAGATACAACCATGAGAGAAGTTGACCAATTAGCAGAGTGGGCAGATAGCTTACTCGAAGGCGGCGATGGTGGTGAAGCAAGTGAAGAGGAAGATATTGACACTGACGGTGCTGCCGGCGAAGGAACCGCAGAAGAAGTCGATGATGACGAGAATATCACCGAAGGCGAGAATGATGCGTTGAACCCAGTAGGCATACCTGAAGGTATGTTAGATGGAGGTGACGATATTGATAGTCCTGTTGCTAGTGCTATTCTACGTAGAATATTATTACAACGTGTTGACTTGCTAGCGAAATACGGTCCAGAAAAAGTTTCCAATGCGATTGGTGACGTTGCTGAATTTGTAGGTGATGTTGACGAGATTGGTTCAAGCGATGTAAGTGGTTGGATCAGACAGATCGAAAGAGAACTTGGTGGCATTGATGAAGGCTTCATGGATACAGTGAAGAAAGTAGGCGGTAAAGTATTAGATAAGTTAGGTCACGGTAGTGATGAAGATTTGTTAAAAGACTTAAAGAAGAAAGCTGGCGTACGTAATCCAGAAAACGGCAAGCCAAGTATGGCACAATCTGATGTTGAAAAGGTTGACGAAGTAGACATGGGTCAATACGATGCTGTTAAGTCTCAACCAAAAGGTGAGCCTGATGCGGATTGGGACAAAAACTTCCGTGAGAAACTAAAGCAATATGCTAAAGAGTTAGAACAACGTCAGAAAGAAAAAGAAGTTGACGAAGGTTTAGATTCTGACCAAAAGCGTGTGAATCAGTTAGGTCCTACTGAGAAAGTTAAGAACAATAATATCAGTAAACTAGTTGGTGCTAATGAGAGTTTCATCAACACTGATGCCCAAGCTGTTGTTTCAGAAATGGATTCAGAAGGCTACAAAGGCAAGCGTGATAGCGATGACGAAGGTGGTAAGGGCGAAGGCAAAGCTACACCAGTCAAGGCTAAGGATGTTGTTAAGAAAGGTGCTAAGGCACTAGACAAGGCAATGGATGACGCACACAAGAAAGATGTGAAAGAGGGACAAGAAGACCTCGATGCTATACTAAGAATTATCAAAAAGTAATTCTCCCAAAAACCGCATATTTTTATGCGGTTTCCCACATCTGGGATAAATACTCTTGACATTAGAAAATAGTATGCTAAACTATATCTTGTGTTAGACATTAATAGGTAATGTCGAATATTAAAAGAGACCATCTCAATTTTATAAGGAAAATATCATGGCATCATTAGCAGAAATCCGCGCTCGTATTGCAGCGCAAGAAAACAAAGGTCAAAACAAGGGTTCTGGTACCCAATCTGACAACTCAATCTACCCCCACTGGAATATGGACGAAGGCACTCAAGCCAACATTCGTTTTCTTCCTGACGCAGACCCAAAGAACACTTTCTTCTGGATCGAACGACAAATCATCAAGCTACCATTCAATGGTGTTAAGGGCGACCCTAACGTCAAGCAAACTGTAGTCCAAGTTCCTTGTATGGAAATGTATGGTGAGTCATGCCCTATCTTGGCAGAAGTTCGCCCTTGGTACAAAGACGAAACTCTAAAAGAGTTGGCTAACAAGTACTGGAAGAAGCGTAGTTACTTGTTCCAAGGTTTTGTTCGTCAAAACCCAATCGGTGATGACACTACACCTGCAAACCCAATTCGCAGATTCATTATCAGTCCACAAATCTTTACAATCATCAAGTCTAGCTTGATGGATCCTGAAATGGAAGAATTGCCAACTGACTATCTACGTGGTCTTGACTTCAACGTTAAGAAAACAAGCAAAGGTGGTTACGCAGATTACTCAACAAGTAACTGGGCACGTAAAGAGAGTGCATTGACTGAAGCTGAACAGGCTGCAATCGAGGCGCATGGTCTTTATAACCTTGCTGACTTCTTACCAAAGAAGCCAGGCGAAGCAGAACTACGTGTAATTAAAGAAATGTTCGAAGCATCAGTCGACGGTCAGCCTTATGACGTTGAACGTTGGGGTGCATACTACAAACCCTTCGGTGTTGAGGCACCTGCAGGAGCGACAGCGGCAAAACAAACTGCGACTACTGAAACTAGCGCACCCGCAACTGCACCCGTAGCAGATTCTACCCCGCCGTTCGATGTTGACGAACCAGCACAAGCAAGTTCTCCTATCGAAGTTCCTAAATCTGCAGGCACTTCAAGCGACAAAGCACAAGACATTTTAGCAATGATTCGTGCTAGACAAGCGAAGTAAAATAAGGGGCTTCTGCCCCTTGTCTCAAGGAGAAATCTATGACACTACCAGACGAACGCTACCGGGCCCTAAAGCAAGGTAAAAAACTATTAGAGGAATTGTGTGACCCAGGTCGCACTCCTCGTGTTCCAAGTATTATCAGAGATAGAGCAAGGGGCGCATTGCGTCATTTCCCTCAAGATTGGGAGATTGACGCAATGGCAGATAAGTGCCCGGATATGCTCGACAAAATATCATTTACTGATAAACTATATATGAAACAAACTGGAGATAAAATTGGCTAAACCATTTGACGTAAGTAAATTTAGAAAGGATATCACCAAGTCTATTGAAGGATTGAGTATTGGTTTCAATGACCCTACAGACTGGGTGAGTACAGGAAATTATGCTCTCAATTACCTCATTAGCGGTGACTTTAATAAAGGTGTACCTCTTGGTAAAGTTACTGTCTTTGCCGGAGAATCTGGATCAGGCAAATCGTACATTTGCTCAGGTAACCTTATCAGACACGCACAAGAACAAGGGATCTTTGTGGTCTTGGTTGACTCAGAAAATGCGCTGGATGAAGCATGGCTTCACGCATTGGGTGTCTCGACTGACGAAGCTAAACTTTTAAAACTAAACATGGCTATGATTGATGACGTAGCCAAAACGATTTCAGAATTTATGAA